ATTTACTTCCTTGTTGAAGATAGGGGGTTGTTAATTGGTTTTCACCAACCATCGGCTGATCGTTGTTACTCCGTAACGTAGAACTGCTTGACTTCCGCCAATTGCCTAAAGGTTGAATAGGTTTTACATCGCCTTATCCAAGGCAATACATTAATTGTATACCTTATATGTGCCGTGTCAAGTAACCTAGATACCGGACTGATTTAGTCGAGCCATTGCTTTGTCACGAGGGCTCATATTTGCAGTATTCATCTGTGGAGCCATTCCACCGTTTGGTGCGGCAGATGGCATGCCTGCAGATGGATTTTGCCGGCGTGAAACAATTGATTGTGCTTGTTGAAGAATTTGATTCTCAACATCCGCAATAGCCTGATGTAGATCAAGGTCTTGACGGTTCTGTGCGGCACTAATTGCAGCTACGGCCAACGGGCTGTTAGGATCATATCCAGCGTCAATTAAAGTTTGCTCAATTTCATATTCGTATTGAGTAACAACTTGTTCGTGTTGAAACGCTTGCATGCGCTCCTCAACCATCATTTCAACCTGTTCAGGGGTCATTCCTTGTTGTTGAGCTTCATGATAGGTTTCAGTCATAACGTCTTCCCGTGTTTGGCCCTGTGAGTTAACACCGGCAATTTCGTAAAATCGGTCGCCAGCAAGGGTTTTGGCATTTTCAATCATCCAGTTAATTGCTGTATCTTGATCGCCGTTAGCCCATGCCTGAGCAAAACCTTGCACTGCTTGTGCGTCGTCTGGGTGCATATTGTCAAATACTTGACGAATCGGCTTGTAACGTTCCCGTTCCCGGATACGATCCTGAACTTCTGAACGGTACTTTTCTTCCCAGTTAGCATCTCCACCGGTTTCTACCGGCGCTTCTGCTGGTGCCTCTGACGTTACATAGTCAGTAAAGTTTGTATCTTCAATGCTCATTGCATTCCTCCATTACCAAATAGGCTTTGTTCCATCATATCAGGAGACTGTGTGTTTTCAGGCATCCCCATTGCTTCTTCTTCTTCAAGCATTTGTGCTTCTTGTTCCATTCCATTATCCGGGATAGGCAATCCAGTACCGGCAGTTAGCGCTGCCATAACTCCTGGGTCTTGCATCTCGCCCATTGCTGCCTGGTCTGATTGAGCCATCATTGCGGCTGTTTCGTTAGACAAGTACTGCATGTGGGCCATAACGTGCATATCAAGCATTTGCTTCATCTGAGGATCAGCAAGTTCATATGCTGGCGACTTACGTTGCGTGTTGTGAACCTGGATATGAGCGTCATGAACGTCAAAGTCTTCGGGGATAACTGGAACGCCTTGCATAAGCAAACCATTTTCCCATTCGGCTTTAGCAATGTCTGGGTCCATGCGAGACAAGAATTGTTTTGGATCAGGCAAATCAAGCATCTTGCTAATTGACCGAGCGTCGATGTTTTGGAATACCAAAGGAAACTGCTGTGCAAGGTTGGTAATCATTGATTGGGTAGCAATCTTGCTGCGTGGCATAGTTGCGTCCATTGGTACAATAACTACCGGCTGTTCGTCAATATCTTTAGCAGTCCAAGAAATTTCATGAGGAACGCCATGTTCGGTCAAAAGCATTACTTTTCGTGTAATGTTGTTTGATTCCGCGTTCATCCGGTACAACTTCAAGGTCATTTCTGCAATTTTTCCCCAACCATAAGACTGGTCTTTAGCCATTGGGCCAAGAGGAGTGTCGTCTTTTTCAGCTAATAGCGACAAAGCTAAACCGCTGTTGCGATCTCCAGGTGCTTCGCCACGAGTTGTTTGGTGAGTATGGAAAATGTCGTCAAGTTCTGCTTCAAGGAATTGAGCTTCGTTTGAAATCCAACGAGGTACTTCAGGTGCGGTTTGCCAGTGTGGTTCACCAATTTCGCTGTTGTACTCCATAATGTCAGCAGGGTCAATAGTAATAGCGTCTGCATCGTCAACAGATCCTACCGGAACCATTAGACGAGCATTGGCAGCCTTACGCATGTGTTCAAGAATTGTTGAACGAGCACGGTTATAGGCGTATTGAACGTCCCTCGCCGGCGTTAAAAGCGTATGTCCAACCCAACTGTTGGGAATTTTATTTTGTCTAAACAGAGAAAGGTTCAGATGTTTGAACGGAAAAGGCCACTGATCTTCTTGTAAAACAACTTTGCCGTTAACTACATGAACCACGCATCCCGGACCACGAGAGGTGGGTCTTTCATAGTATATATAAACAAGCGTCGTTTTTGGGGGAGCTCCTCCGGGACGACGCAAAAGAATACTACGATGCCTAGAAGAAAGCATAGCTTCAGCATCAGCTTTAGGAGGTTCTTCAAGTCCATACCTCTCTTGTACTTGTTCAGGTGGAAGACTTGTGCATCTAATCCACCAACGAGCGTCATGAACGTTTTGAGAACCAGGCTCAAGGCTAAATTCGTTGATCCCTAATGGTGTCAATCTGATACCACCAACTGGAACAGAAATTTGCGACATAGGATCTAGGAGATACTCTTCGCCTTTATCTGGGTCCCAATCGACTGCAACAGCAGCAGCACCACCAAACAATGTTTGTAGAAGAGCCATTTCACGAATGTCTTCCCAATGGTTGTGACGCTGTTCACCCATAAGTAGATGTTCTTGCAGTGACTGCCGGCGCATAGAACTATCATCCATGCCGGATGGTTGAACTTCCCAGATTAGCTCAGAGCGTGTAAGACGAGCCAAAAGGCTACGGGTACGAGGACCATACTTATCGACAGTAATACGAGATCCACGTTCAGCTTCGTTTGCGTAATCTAATTCTTGAACGATATTGCGAGTAAAGTCCCACCAAATCCATTGGTGAGAAGCATAATAGGATGCGTTCATCCAATAGTCACGACGTTCTTTTACAAGATACTGGTCGGATAACTGCCAAAGATCAACAATCTTGGCAGCTTCAGGTGGTGCCCAAGGCTTCACGGTGCTACTCCTTCAGATGGATTACGCCAAGTGTGGTAATCATCATCATCTTTTTTTGGCTTCTTAACAGCAGGTGTCTGTCGTTCAGCACGAACCATGGCAGTAAAGTCACCTGTGTGCCTAGATACTGCCATTTGTGTTAATCTCCGGTTCTCTCGAACAAGCCAAATTACGACACCCATATTGCCGAGTGCCACTACAGCCAACCATATCATATTTTGTCCTCATCTGGAGCAGCTACTTTAAACGATTTCTTAGCTGGAGACTCTTTTGGAGCGGCAGGAATTGAGTTGACTACACGCAAAGCAGACTCTAATTCTTCAATACGTTCAGTCAACTTAATATTAGAATCCGCAAGTATTTGATTGGATTCAGTAAGACCTGCGACTGCGCCGGCAGTAACAAATTCAATATTGCGTGATGTAGAAACCATGCGAGCCATTTCCATGGCGCAATCAGCACAAATGTAAAAACGAGAGTTAGCTGACGGGTTAACGTCATCAGGACTATTAAAATGGTCCAAGTCAATACCGGTATCTATGGTTGGTGTATTAATGCTTCTACACATCCAACAACAGCCGGGTAAATAAAAATAGTTGTCAACAAGTAACATTAGTGCTTCCATCCTTGGGCTGGCTTACGTTTGCCCATTCTGTCTAGTTTTTCCATATAACGTTGGACTCTTCCTTCTGCACCTTCAGTATACTTCTGAAATGAGCGTTTTTGGATTTCATAAGGCCGGCAGCCTAACAAATATCTCAAAGCGTCAACTGCGTGGTCTTCGTCTCTAGTTTCCAAATCTTCAGGATTGTTATGGGCGTGGCGCATCAAAGGCAAAGTACGAATCAAGTTAAAGCAGTTATCAAAGATTTTAAGACGAATAACACCATCAATAGGCGAAGGGGCCATGTAACGCTTAACGTTCTGCCATCCACCAATACGTTGGTTTTTAGCTCTTTGGCAGATAACACCGTTAGTTTGATACTGTCCAGCTACGGTTGTGCCTGTTCCACCGGTATTACTAAAGGTAGAAGGGTCAATCACAGTCATAGAGATTGTTTCTGGTTTTCCGTGCTCGTCGACAGATAAGGACTTAATCTTCCGGGCCTGTTCTGCCGCAGTGAGATTTTTATCGTACGCCTCCCGATATATATACATAGTACCGTCTGAAGGATCGACCGCACCCCATAAGCAACAGAACGGGTTTGCAGTGCCAAAGTCGATACCCCGATATTTTTGCCACGTTTCCGGAATGGCAAACCTGGGTACGACGTGAATGTTACGTTGAAATTCCACGAAGTACTGCCCCGTAAACGTGTCCCAATCGCCCATGAGTTTTTGGCGGCGCTCTGTTTCAGGGAGCATCGAGAGGTGTTTTTTGTAGGTTGGGTCAATGTGTGGGTTATCGACGACAGTTGACGGGACAAAAGCGACGACAAGGTGAGTATTGGGGTCGTGGTCAATTTCAAGTTTTTCAAGTTCTTCAAGATCATCAGGGATTTCAACCAGCCTTACAATAGGTGGATCCTCAAATCCATTGGATACATCATAGACCACAATGTATTTACCGTATTGTGTAGGCCCCACAAGCATTTGATACAAAAACGTATGTCCACGGTCACCGGGGTTTGTAGCAAACATAACATGGGTACGAACACCGGATGCTGCCATCTTTTTGCTAGTACGCAAACGACCAGAGATCATGAGCATTTGATACGGGGTAAACTGGGTAGCTTCGTCGAAACCAATAAAATCGTATTCAGCAGACATGAACTGTCCAACGTCTTCGTCACGAGAACAATAGCCGTATTCAATAATGCTTCCATTGCCATACCACCAAGCCTTAACGTTGTCTACGGAACGTAGGATTGCGTCCACCACAAGCTGTGCGTAGCGCACCTGTGTACGGATAATCAAAGATCGGCGTAGTTCCGGTAGGGAAGTACGGATTAACAGGCTTCTATGGCCCGGATACATAAGGCTCAGCTCATGTACGTGATACGCCAACAGCTCTGATTTGCCACCGCCGGCCGCACCACCATACAAAAGCCAGTCGACTTTCTTTAACAGCGTGTTGGCTCTTAGTTGGCGTTCGTTACCTTGCAAAGACCAAGCTGAAAGGTCCTCTTCAAGTAGCTTAAGATATTCATCCTGCTCCCTTGTTGAAAGCTGTTTGAACTCGTCATCTGATAACAGAAGACTCATGCGTCACCGGCAACAGCCCTTAAACCACCCTCGACACGACGTTTAGCCTCAAGACGTAGTTCTTCCAACCTAGTTTGACGGGTTTCCGGAGTTTCATTTTGTGTACCGGAAATAGTAGTAGCCTGGTTCATTTCAAGACGAAGAATGTCATGCCAGATCTTTGCGATCTTAGTTGCCTCTTCAGCGTTCTTGATTTCCCATTCGCCACCCAAAACACGCAAAGCATGGTCCATCATGATACCAATAGCAAGTTTAGGCAGATCTTCCCTGTCAACACCTTCAGCAATCTTTGACATACCAAGCTTTTTAAGCTGTTCTTGAGCTGTGACAATTTCTTTGCTATAGCCAGCACGAACATGTTTTTCACGTCTTTTGTTCTCTTCACGTGCTATTGTGGCTTTTCGAGCGTTATCTCCAGCGGTTTCTGGAGTAAAAGCATGAGGCATCAATCTGTCGATTCTTTGCTGTCTTAGCTTTTCTTCTGGTGTTTCTGCCATGTTATTCCGATTGAGCTGATTGCTCGTAGATGTTTTTCCAAATTTGCATTGCTAGTTCTGAAACACCCTGGATAGCTGCATGTTCTTCTGTACTTATAGTTCCAGCGTCATATGCCATTTTGCCTAGGTTCATCACATAGGAACACCCCATAAATATAGCAGACGCTATATGTTCAGGTAACGGATCAGGCCAGCCTGCAGACAGTAAACCAGCCAAAGCTTGAGCTGAAATAGCTGAATCAGGAGCGGGAACTGTTGAGCTAAGCAGCAATTTTGTTTGTTTTGGTGTTTTGTATTCTGTCATTTTATTTATCAATTTCTGAGATTTCAGGTTCGAATGGTACTCCCAATTTGATTGCCAAAGACTCAATCTCTGGCCAAAGGAAGTTAAAAGCGTCTGTAACGATTGTTCCGGTTGATTCCCATCGCTGTTCGTAGATCTCTTGAATTTCATCATCGGAAATTCCTGGTTCATCTGCGTATTCTGCGAGCTCAAGCCATTCGATGGCTTTAGTTGCGGCTTCAACGGATCTAACAAGGAACTCTTCCCAAACGAGCTGCCTGTGGTTGGTTTCCTCGTCAAACGGTTCTGGCGAATAGTTTCCCTTTGCCATGGTGATAATCCTCCATACATTCCAGCAGTGTCCTCTACTGCCGGAAAACTTAGTGCGTAATCAAGACATTCTTGTCTTACTGGGCATTCATTACATATTGCTCTTGCTTGAGCAAAAAAGTCTTTACCTTGTGGATCGGAAGGAAACCAGATGTTGGTGTCCAAACCCTTACAACTAGCATCCTGCAACCAATTAGAACGGCTCTTCGTCATCTGATTGTGGGGCTGAGGACTTGCGAGCCGCCGGCATTGTCGTGGTCGTAGGGATTTCAAACCGTAGACTCAGCCCACAATCATCTACCAGCACTTCCATGTTGGACTTTGTTTCACCGCTTTTGGTCTTGTACGAGTCAAGCTTGTATCGGCCTGTAACCACGACTCGGTTGCCTTTGGCAAAGATCGAGGCGATGTTCTCGGCTTGTGCTCCCCAGGCTACGCACCTGTGCCAGGTTGTTTCTGTTTCTTCACCATTCTTGCGGGTGTCAGCTACGCTGAAGCGTACTTTGGCTTTGCCTGATGGTGTAAAGGTTAGTTCCGGATCTTGTCCGAGGTTACCTACGATTGTGATTAAGTTCATTGTTCCTCCTGGGGGTTATCTATTTGTATCACACGTTTGTTGGAATATGGGGCGTTCCAGTAATCTTCTCCCCAAATATATGAGGGATGAAGTCCAAGTCTCGTACATATCCTATCTGCAGTATAGAACCTAATTCCGTTATTCCTACGCCATCCTCTAATCATGTCACGTGTCACACCTATTGATGCGGCAAATTCATGGTCGTTATGGTCAGGATCTCGTATTATGCGTTCAAATGGCTCCAGAGCTAGGATTGGCTCTTTAAGCGTCACCGGGAGAACTCTTCTTTTGCTTTAAGGTATCTGTCTTGAATTTCGAAGACTCTGCGCCATATGGATATATTAGTGGGGTCATCTTGTAATAGATCAATGGCATAGCTAAGATCATCAGCAATCTTCTCCCAATTAATACCACCCCAGTGATTTGTCCGGGGTTTGTTGGGTTTATTCATCTTCTCCAACATTTTGTCTAATTGGATCTTCTCGTGATGAGCGATAGCTTTTTCTTCTGCTTTACGCATTTCGTACCAATCAGCCACGTTCCCACCCCATATTGCTAGCTCGCCAGTTAGTTGGAGAGTCATTGGACTCTACAGCTAGACGGTGATCGTGGTCTTCGTACAACCGGACAATATGTAGGCAGGGGTCATGACCGTCTCCCCAGTCTTCTTCTTCATCTGCAGTAAGGGGCAGACCATCGTGGATGTAGCAAATAGCGGGACCGCAGTAACCCATTTCCCAACCATAACGCAGCCATGCTTCATGGTCCAACGCAACTGTAATGACTTGATTATCATTCACCACACACCTCTTTCTGTGTCTTTGTCTCTTTCTTGTGGTTGTGGATCTTGTCCACCCCAACGGGTAATATCTTCCATAGCAGCTCCTCTGCAATAAGTGTCATTGTGAACAATACAGGCGATTTACCTGTTTGTCAACACTATTTAGGAAACTTTTTTGACGGAATGTTTGAAGTAGTTTGCCGGCGTTGTTGTTTTATCGTTTTCTCAAGCTTAGCGTCTCGCCCATCAACTATTTTTTTAGTACCTACTCCTATGCCACCAACAATGCCGGCAGCGCCAGCACCAATAGCAAGGTATTCAGCAAGTAATCTTGCGTCGCTTTGATTAGCATTTTTAGCCATTTGCTGGTTAAGTTTTTTGTTTTTTGCGGCGGTTTTAATTTTATCCTGAGCTGCTTTTATCTCAGGTTTAGCTATCTTGTCAAATGCTTTAGACTCGGATTTACTTAATGGATTAGTTGGAGAGTCAAATTTATAGTTTTTAACTATATTATCGAATGCCTTAGATTCGGCTTTAGCTGCTGCCTTGGTTCGATAGTCAGTAGCAGCCTTCTGAACAATCTTTTTTCCGGCAGAAGCGACAACAGGTGCAACTTTAGTAATTGCCCTGCCAGCTACAGCACCGCCTACAGCAGCGCCTACAGCGCCGGCAACTTGGCTTTTACTAATAGGGTTAAGAGCCATCGATGCACCTAAAGGAGTGCCACCGCCGGCTAAACCACCCGTCGCACTCTTCACCTTAGTCTTAGCATCAGAAGAAAAACGGTTCTTTGCCTTCGAAGTAGCCAACCCCTTAGCAGCAGTACCCTTAGTAGTAAACGCTTCAGTAGGTTTCTTCTTGGATTCTTTCCATTTGCTTGGATCGCCATAGTTGTTTGCCATATCAAATATAATAACATTTTGTTAGTCCACAGGTTGCAATCGACACACACAGGGTGTAATCTCTACCTACAACTTACAGACTCATGGCTGTATCACTGTTGCAAGTGACGGGGCGTTCATACTAGGGAACTAGGGTAGATGAACCCTGCAATCAAGCTAACGACGAGACATACGTTTCCCCCTATTGCGTAAGAGGTTCAAGCAGCGT